CTGTTACGTTACCTGTTACATCCCCAGTAACATTACCCGTAACTGCCCCTGTATGTACCCCTGCTGTATTACCAGTTACATTACCTGTTAGTGACCCAGCGAAACCTGTATTAGCTGTAATGGTAGTACCTGTAACAGCGTTTGGTGTTGCTCCACCGACGACTACGTTATCCGCTGTACCGCCGTTAATATCGGCAGTTGCTAGAGTAGCCTGACCAGTTGTATTTAATGTAGTAAAGCTACCTGCTTCTGCACTATTAGCACCGATTACTGTACCATCTATAGCACCGCCATTTATATCAACAGTAGCTAGAGAAGATGATCCTGTAGAAGTTACATTACCAGTAAGGTCGCCAGTGACATTTCCTGTTACGTTACCTGTTAGATTACCTGTAACATTTCCAGTGACGTTACCCGTTACATTACCAGTAAGGTTGCCTGTGACATCCCCAGTAACATCTCCCGTAAGATCACCTGTTACATCACCCGTAACATCTCCAGTTAGATTACCAGTTACGTTACCAGTAACATTGCCAACTACATTACCTGTTATAGTACCAGAAGATGTTATGTTAGTAATCGTAGCTGTAGTAGCATTCAAAGTACTTAGAGTACTTAGTCCTGTTATGTTTAAAGTACCGCCAACAGATACGTTACCTGATGCTGAAATACCGCCACTTAGGAATAGGTCTTGGAAACGTGCGCCATTAGAACCAAGATCAATTGTGTCGTTGGATACAGGAAGAATAGCATTACCACTTTGTACCTGTACTAGCTCACGCCAAACCGCTGCACCTGAAGTATTACCTACACAGATATATACACGGCCTGTAGTAGAGTTTTCCCATATACTACCAGGAGCATATCCATCTGCGTTATCATCATTAGCTGTAGGTATGGAATTAGTTACATTATTCTTACCTGCTACACCACCGTTAGCTAAAGGTAAGTAACCACTGACTGATGTAGCCAATGGAATAGGTGGAGCATCTCCAGTAGCTCCTGTATGCCCATGCCCTGAAGTAGCATTAAAAGCAGCTAGTAATTGGTTAAACTCTGCATTGATTGGTGGAGCTGTAATAGCACTACCATTAACAATACTAGCGGAGGATTGTCGTGTATAACCTGCCATTATCTTCTCCCTGCGGCGCTGAATTCATAGACTAAGCCCTGAATACTAAATGGTTCTGATTGACCGTCTGTCACAAAAGTAGCTCGCACTGAAAAGCCTGAACCTTGAATGTCTGATGTCATGATTGGTTTAGATGCACCGCCGTATATCACGTTGCTTCCGTTGTAGTTTATGTTACGACCTGCATATATTGTAGGCGCACCATCACTTGTTTGGGTATATGTTGAAGGTGCTTTTGTATTATAATCACCCCAATCATAATCAATAGCCAAATTCATTTCGAATGGGCCTTCTGCACGTACAAATGTATTTAGTTTTCGTATAACTTTTCGTTGTTCTGTTTCACCAAAATCTAAATAAGGTGTAGCGTAAACAGATATAATATTAGAGCCGTTAAAGCTCGTTCCGTTTTCTTGACGATAGACTTTACCATCATGATCTCCATGTAATATAATTTCGTCTGTGCCTACATAATCAGATGTTGCACAACTAGCTCTTATGCCTAGTAGCTCTCCAAATTCCCACTCAATAGAACCTGAAGTGTCTGTTAGGCCGCCAATGATGCCGATAGCATCTGTAGCAGCAACCACATTACTGCCATTGGTGCTTGTAACAAAATAACGTACCTGTGACTTAGAACGTATAACAACACCTGTTAAGGCATCCATGTCTTCGTTCTTAATAAGCTCAACAAGTGTAGATTGTATTGGTTTGGATAAAGTTTCTAGCTCGATATCGCCAACTCTAGATGTACCAGCAACAGGTCTAAAACCATCAGGAGACAGGAACATTAAGTCTCCACCGATTTCTAGTACGCTGTCTCTAGCCACACAGCCGATGTTACTTGTTACGTTTTCAAGAGCAAAAGCATTTGAGGCAGTAACAGTAATCTTCTTAATATTTTTATTACCAAATACAAAAAGATTATCACGGAATGGTTTGATCTGTACGACATCAAAGCCAGCAGCTATTTGCCCTGCTCCTGCTGCGGCAGTCCATGTATAAGGATCATTAGGGGCAGAGTGTGCGATAGCCGCCCTACTAGCTTCATGACCACCTAAGAACAAATGGTTTTCAAATACATCTACTAGCGCAGGAGCATTAAGCGCTTGTGCGCCCCCTGCTGTGTTATTGGATGCATGATAGCCCCCAGCGTGAGATGACTTTATCTCTTTCCAATTCGTACCATTAAATATAATTGCTTCGTTAACACCGTCTACAAAGCATATATTATTACCAGTACCAAAGTTAAACTGTTGGTGGCGTAATCTATTAACTGTTAATCCGTTTGCAGTCATAGAACGTGTAACACTGTGATCTAAGGTAAACTTACGCCAACCTATAAATGCAGTGTAGTAATAGAAGCTATAAGTACTAGCACCTGCATCTTGTCGTGCAGCTATAACAGTTGTACTTGCGGTTACATCATTCTTAAAA